GGGTTGACCGCATTCAATTGGGTATCGATGACACATCCGATGAACTGAAAAAGCTTTCCTGAAAGGACACACAATGAAAGTGTACGTATACTTTAATCTACATCGCAAATGCTTTAGCATCAAAGCATTGGAAGGCCCGAACAAGGGTCGTGTTATTGCCCATCGCAACGAGGCACTGGTCTTCGATGCAACCTTCAAAGTGTCCGAAGCTGGTCGTCAGCGTGTCCTTCGTGAGCGTAAAAAGAACGTTCATGCTGGTGTTGTCGGGTTTTGGATTGGTGCTGAGGATGGTGGTGACAGAGCATCGATTGATCACATCGTCATGAACGGCACACCCATCACCTACAACCCATACAAATACGACAGCTTCGTCCACTTGTACGGTGAGCATCCGATCAAGACAGGTCGTCTTGTGGCACTGACTGTAAACGAGAACAAACGTTCTCACATTAACGTCTGGAATTGACAGCGCTTTGTAATGCTATTGACCACAGTAGCATTACTGACTCACTGTCGAGTTGTCGGACTAGCGTCCTTCTCCCATAGGAAACACAATGAAACTCATCACCAAGAAAAACGGCATCGAAATCTGGGCACAATTTGACCAGACAGCACAGGTCTATGAACTGTTCTTCGACAACGAAGGGCAGACATACACAGGCTGGGCTGTCGATTCCATCAAAGATGCACTGGCTGCATCGACCTACATTATCCAAGAGCAACTATCCTGAAAGGAACTATCATGGGCTTAGACATGTATGCATTCACTGTCCCTGCTGACAGTGTCGGTGATGGTGTCACTGATGTGGCACTGGGTGACAATGCTGTAGAGCTTTTCTATTGGCGCAAATTCAATGCTTTGCATGGTTGGATGGAACAGCTATACCGTAGCAAGAAAGGCTTGCGAGTTGATTTCAATTGCACTACAGTGCGACTAACCAGTGAAGACCTAGACAGGCTTGAGCGTGAAGCAAGCACGTTGCAACCCATTGAAGGCTTCTTCTTTGGTGAGCAAACCATCTACCCCGAACAACTCGAAAGCGTAGCAACCTTCATTGCTAAAGCAAGACAGGCACTGGCTGATGGCAACGCTGTTTATTATGATAGCTGGTGGTGACTATGAAAACATACACTGTAACAATTGTACGGTCTAGCTTTGTCACCATCACAGTTGATGCCGACAGCAAAGACGATGCTGAGGCACTGGCTTGGGACGAACAAGACCGTATGCAGTATGAATGGATTCCCTCTGATGAGTGGGAGACATACAGCGTTGATCAAACATTTGCAAGGGAAGAAGCATGAGCAAGACATTCACCATCACAATGTACAACGACCCCGGTCACGCTTGGGGCAAGGTCAAGCGAGAGGTGCTGGTCAACCTCGGCATTGCCGACAAGATCAGCCGCTACAGCTACCAACGTGGCGACTATGCCTACCTCGAAGAAGACTGTGACCTGACCACCCTGTGCATGGCGCTGAATGAGCGAGACACACGAGTCAAGTTTGTTGAGAAGCGTAGCAACCGAGACAGCAAGATCAGATCTTATGAGAGGTACGAATATGGCTTCGGCAACATGGCCCTTTCCTGAGTTCCCTAACCCACTCGACAGTGGACATAAGCGTCCACCGTTCAACCCCAACAACCATGAGGATGCACCGCTATGAAAAAGAAAAAGCTTTTAATATCTGATGTGCTGCACTATGCTGCTGATCATTGCCTAGGTATCAAAGGCTCAACTGCACCCCTCAAGAACAAGTTCAGTTGTTCCGCTGTCATTGATGCCTATTTCATACACAATGGGGCTGTTGATAAAGAGTTCCTTTTAGATGATGTTCTTACTGGTCTAGCAAACATGGGCTGTGATAGGAACTCACCAACGCTGTTCAGAAAACATGGCGACCCTGTTTTCTTTACCGAAACTGTTGAGTCTGTACAAGGCATGCGTTACATGTGGCTCAAGTGGGCAGCATTGATGGCAGAGGAACAGGGAGTGTGACATGAGCATAACCCGACACATCCCCATCACCGTCTTCCTTGGTGCTTTGCTACTCAGCACAGCCTCTTGTGACCATGCACCGACACCGTCCCCTGCAGTGGCTTCAGAGTGGTGCTGCATGATGAAGAACATCTATCATGAAGCCCGTGGTGAGGGTGTGGCTGGTATGCAAGCTGTTGCTGCTGTGACACTGAACAGGGCAGCACAGGCCAACACCAGTGTCTGTGACGTGGTGTATGCTCGAAAGCAATTTAGCTGGGCCAACACATCGAAGGGTCGCAACAAACCAATGACGGGTGACACCGCTGTGGTGTATGCTGTAGCAGCACAGGCTATGACAGGTGCTATGCAGGACATCACAGGTGGTGCTACCCACTACCACACGAAGAAGGTGAAACCAATCTGGCGTAAGTCGCTGGACAAAATAGCTGTCATCAACAACCACATTTTTTATAGAAAGAACTGACATGACTGATAACAATTTGCATGAAACGTCAATGGCTTCTGAGAAGCCAACACGTAGCCGAGGCCGTCCCTCATTTGCTGAGAAGGCTGAACCAACCCTGCGTGATACGTTCTCGCTGGAGATTATCAAAGGTGTTCTTGCCAGCGGTGCTGCTGTGTCAGACCCGCTAGAGCTTAGCCGCTATGCATACAAACTTGCTGATGCATTGGTGAAGGTGCGTGATGAATAATTCTGTACCATACACAATAGGTAGGCTTCATGGGTTTCGTAAGCAGCCAGCGTCACGTATGTTCATGACCGACACAAGCTGGGAAGCACAGCAATACAGACAAGGCTATATCGATGGTGGTGTGGCGCTACAAAACGATATAGACCGTGAAAAAACGTTAGGAAAACAAACATGTTGAGTGAAATTGATATAGCAGACTACGAACAACTGCCCGTCCGTGAGTTGTACAAGGTGAAGCCTCGCAGCTACATCAAGCTACCGTGGATGGACGGTACAGGTATTGACGAGGTGGTATTCTTTGATCACATCGACGGTATGTACAGCTACTGCCTGAACATGAACAACGAAGTGATACACCTGCAAGCATGGTCGGAGGTTGCACCGCTTGTGAAGAAAGCAAAGCCTGACTAAACTGTAGGGTTTTCTGGATGGTTTATTTGACAAGCCATCTGGAAAGCCTTTACACTGAAGGCCTCATCGACCACTTCCACAAAGGAACCTTGAAATGAAACATGCCATCTATAGCCGTAGCCGCAGCGACCAAGCCCTGAGCATCGAAGAGATCCATCAACGTGCTCCTGCAGCATTCAGCGCAACCAAAGCCGACCACCTTACTGATCGCTACGTGTCACTGACGACAGCATCAATCATCCCCGTCATGAAAGACTATGGCTTCGATGTTGTTCAAGCAGCACAGAAGCGTAGCCGCAAAGCAAACAGCGCTGATCATGGCACACACTTGTTGGCGTTTGCTGACACAACACAGAGCTTTGAAGACGGTACACGACCTGAGATTGTTTTGTACAACTCAAACGATGGTAGCTCATCTGTGCGTTTGTTTGCTGGTGTCTATCGTATGATTTGCTCGAACGGTATCGTGGCTGGTGAAGGCTTTGAAAGCCGCACATTCCACACTAAGAAGCTGCTCACCTTTGAAGACAACCTACGATACATCGTATCTACCCTGCCTACAATGATGGCTCGTGTTGAGAAGATGAAGCAGATGAAACTCGACCACGACCAAGTGCATGACATGGCTGTGAAGGCTGTGGCTACACGATGGGACAGCTTCATGAATGATGCTAAGCGTGGTGTGTTTGCTACAGCATCGACAGTCAATGATGTGATGCGTCAACAACGTCTTGAGGATGTAGGGAATGACGCTTGGTTGGTCTTCAATAAGATGCAAGAGAACGTGGTGAGAGGTAATGCGTTTGTCCGTAGTATTACCGAGACACACCCCGAAGGTGTGATGCGAAAGGCACGACCAATCAACTCCATCAAAGAGGCGGTGCGAATCAACCGTGAGTTGTGGGATATTGCCGAAGCAGCTATTGCTTGATGTTATGATATAACTTGTGAACAGAAACGCTATAGCTCGTCCCTATTAGCGTTGACAGTAAAGCCTAGATAGGCTACCTATGCAGCAATGCAGAAGACAACGGACGAGGTTGTCTTGGTAGCCTACCTAGGCTTTTTTGTTTACAGGTTGCAACACATGATCACTAAGATATGTACTAAATGTGGAACTCAGAAGACCATTGATTGTTTTGGTAAGCAGAAGCACGGAAGACACGGAACCAAATCCGAGTGTAAAGTGTGTGCATCGAATCGGACCAAAGCGTATCAGGCACAGAATAGAGAGTATGTCAGACGTTATCAACGTCAATACTCAAGTAGAAATAAAGATTCAATTGCTGACAATAAAAAACAATGGCAACAGTTGAACACCTACAAAGTAAACTATTCATCTGCCAAACGAAGAGCAGCAAAGCGCAAGGCTACACCATCATGGGCCAGTATAGAACACATGGAAAGTCTTTATTTGATAGCTTCTCTTAACAGGGAACAAGGATATGACATACATGTAGATCATATTGTTCCGCTTCAAAGTGACATGGTGTGTGGTCTTCATTGTGAAGCCAACCTTCAACTGTTGTACGCAAAAGACAACATCGGAAAAAGCAACCGCCACTGGCCCGACATGTGGTAACACAAGGAATAATATGCAGCACAACAACGCAATCGGTATGTTCATGGGACTCGCTATCGGTGACGGGCTTGGTGGGCCACTGGAGTTTACCGAACCAAACACAGGAACGCCTGTTCGTGAAATGATTGGTGGTGGTGTACACAATCTCGACATTGGTGAAACCACAGACGACACAGCTATGGCAATGGCTATCGCTGATGCATACATCTCATACAAACGCTTTGCACCCGGTGCAATTGCACAGAACTTCAAGCAATGGAGAAACAGTGGAACATTCGGCACTCGTAATTATTGTTTTGATATTGGAACTACTACTGCTGAAGCGCTGAGTGCTTCGTCTAACAAGCGTCCCTTCGGTGGCTGTTGTTCGTTCATGACAGATGGTAACGGTGGCATCATGCGACTGGCTCCACACATCCTGTTCAACCACAACAACAAGACAATGGCGATTGCTGACAGCGTAGCTGGTGGCCTCATCACTCACGGCACTGGTAACTGCGTAGCCTACAGCGCTGCACTGGCTGCTGAGTTGTTCGATGGTGTCACCGTTGGTGATCAAGCCCTGTTCGACAAGGGCATCAAAGAAGAAAGCGGCACAGTGATGGGGTGCTATGCATCGGCATGGCAGTCTGTCTGTGCAACATCGTCCTTTGAAGACGCTGTTGTCCATGCCATCAACAAAGGTGGTGACGCTGACACAGTTGGTGCTGTGACAGGTATGATTGCTGGTCGTTTGTATGGCTACGATGCCATCCCTCAACGCTGGCTTGACAAGTTGGTGCAGCATGACGAGTTGCTTGCTGTTGCACAAAAGCTTTATGCTATGGGAAACACATGACGATTAGGCAAAGCAAAGATGGCACAGCCATCGTCGACACCGAATACTATTGGCAACCAATGGAGACATGCCCGAAGTCTGCGAAGGTGCAGCTACTCAGTGTGCATGGTGTTGCTGTGTACGGTGAGTATCACGGTAAGGAAACATTCTGGGTAGGGTGGGCACCTCTACCTAAGAAGCGAAAGGAAGAAAGCAATGATTGACAAGCACATCTGTGGTGTCTGTGTTGCTCATTGTAAACAACGTATGCAATCTGTACAGAATGAGGAACAGAAATGAGAACCACTATCGAGATGGCACGTGAAGCTGCGGGTGATGACTGGGGATTGTTTCAGGAGTACATGCCTGAGATACACAGACTGGCAGAGCTTGTCCGTGCTGATGAGCGTGAGGCGTGTGCGAAGGTGTTGGATGAAATGGCAGAAGATATGGAGCGAGAGATGGAGCCGAGCACCGCAATCGCATATGTTCGTAGTAAAGCCGCAACTATCCGAGCAAGAGGAGAAACTAAATGAGCAAACTGAAATCACTGACATTTGATGAGTACAAAGTAGCGGCCAAGGCCACACTGAACGAGGCCGCTGACGAGGAGCCTGATGCTGTCATTGTGCTGATGTTCCACCGGGGGACGGGGCAATTCAAAATCAAATGCTCCAAGGTCGAGAACCGACTTGAACTTGTCGGCGCATTGGAAGAAGCAAAGAACCATGTATTGGTAACGGGGTACGCATCATGAGCACATTCCAAATGAAAACCACAGAAGTCACCATCGAAATGGATGGCTTGCACATCACAACAGTGACAGCACCAGACCACAAACCAAACGAAACAAGAGACCCTGACGAAGCCCAGATTGGCGACTTTCACATGAGCCTGTTCACGCTAGATGAGTGGGTGGAATTTTCGGGCTTGATCGAGAAAGCAATAAGGGAGGTCACCAAATGACAACACAAGACTGGCACGACATGAATAAATTCTTGATGGACCTTCACTTCATCCAAGCAAACGCAATCGTTGGGGCAGAGTTGCAGGGCAACAAGCAAGCCATCAAATACATGAAACGAATTGCAGAGCTGCGTGAGCTAGTCAAGCTGGAAGCTGGAATCAAGGAGAACACATGAAGACCGTAATTGAAATGGCGCGGGAGGCTGGGTTGGTAGGTGGGCCGGTATATGCGCGAGGACTTGAACGCTTTGCCGAGCTTATCCGTGCTGACGAGCGTGAGGCTTGTGCGAAGGTGTGTGAGGAAGTTGGCGAAGAATCCGACTCATTTACACGAGACATTTTGCGTAGTACAGCCGCCGCCATCCGAGCAAGGGGCAACACATGAGAGAGCTAGACCCCGACACATGGCTGATGCTTGGCATCACATGGTTCCACGGTCTGATGTGTGGCTATGCCATATGGCGACAGGACAAACGAAAGCCAATGGAGGACGAATGAAAAGCCAAAAAGAATACACGATTGACTTTGACACAAGCGGAGGATCGTCAGTCCTTGGTCGGCTCATTCGTCTGCTGATGTTTCCAATTGTTTGGGTGATGACAGGAAAGGCAAAGCTATGAAACTAGCACGTTACATGCAACACGTTGACCGCAACGGTGTAGTCTCTTACAAGTATGCACCACCCGCTGATGCTGTTGAAGCTGGTGTTGTCAAGCGTAAGGCATTGGGCACCAACCTTGTCGATGCCATCAACTATTGCAACGAACAGAACGATGTGCTTGATGAGTGGCGTAAGGAACATCGCTACCTGAAACACCTCACCACCAAGAGCACAGTGTTGGATCTGGTCAAGAGCTACATCAACTCCATCGACTACAGCAAGCTGTCACCCAAGAGCAAGGAAGACTATGTCTACTACCTCAAGCGTTGGGCAGGTGACAAAGCAACACACACTACGCTGTATGCCAGCAGGCTACAAGACCTGACAACACCATCTATGCAGCGCATCTATGACCTGCATGCTGCACACAGCATTAGCTTGGCTAGTCATGTGCTGGCTGTCTATCGCTTGTTGTTTAGCTATGCCATCCGCAATGGCTTCACCACCTTCAATCCCTTCACTGCTGTGAAGAAACAAACAAGCAAGCCAAGGCGTGTGACATGGGAGAACGAACAAGTGAAGCAGTTCTTGACTGTTGCGTTTGAAAGCTTTGACACACGTAGCTTGGGACTGTTGGTGTATACAGCGTACTGTGCGGCGCAAAGGCTAGGCGACATGCGCCTACTCACTTGGTCAGACTACAACGTTGAGACAGGTGTGATGTCGCTGACACAGTCTAAGAGACGTGCTAAAGTTTCGATACCTCTGCCTCAAGATCTTCAACAGATGCTGAGACAACAACACAAAGAACTTAGCTGGCAACAGTACATGTTTCCTACGACACGCACTGTTGGTGGAGTATTGCAGCCATACAGCTTACAAGGATTGGCTAAGGCTGGTCGAGCGTTGATGGACAAGGCTGGACTACCGAACGAGTTGCAATTGATGGACATGCGTCGAAGCGCAGTGACGGAGATGATCGGTGCTGGTGTTCCTTTGACAAACGTTATGGCCGTTACCGGGCATGCTACGCCTTCATCATTGACACCGTACATTAGACACACATTGAAGAGCGCCACTGTTGCACAGCAAATGCGTGGTATGATATAACTACAAACAAAGATACTGCAACTCGCACTTGATAGTATCGACAGTGAAGCCTATTAAGGCTACCAATGCAGCAATGCAACGGACGATGTGCGAGATCGTTCGGGTAGTCTTAATAGGCTTTTTTGTTTATAGGATTTGTTATGCTGACAAAGGTGTGTACTAAGTGTGGTGTTGAGAAAAGTGTTGCTGAATACTACAAACATAAAGGTGGCAGATATGGTGTTAGAGCATACTGTAAGATTTGTGACAACCAAAGATGTGCTCAACGCTATGAAGCCAACAGAGATGTTGAGCTTGAAAAAAGAAAATCTTGGTATGAAGCCAACAGAGAAACTCAACTTGAACAAAAGAAAGTTTATTATAAAGTTAACAAAAAGATTCTGATTGAAAAAAACAAGGCTTATTACAAAGCTAACCCGCACATAGGCACTGCCAAAAGTGCAAAACGAAGAGCAATAACACTTGATGCAACACCATCGTGGGCGAACAAAGAGCATATTGAAAGCCTTTACCTGATAGCCTCTATCAATAGACAAGGGGGTTATGATTTACATGTTGATCATATTGTTCCTCTTCAGAGTGACATTGTGTGTGGTCTGCATTGCGAGGCTAACCTTCAACTGTTGCCAGCAAGCGACAACCTTTCAAAAAGCAATCGCCACTGGCCCGACATGTGGTAAATTTCAAAGATCAACCAACCAAAGGAAATCAAATGACAGTCAAACTTATCTGGGCAACACCAGACGCAGACAAACACATCGGCTATTGCGCCCGTGTCAGCAACCCCGGCAACCAAGACAACCCCAACGTGGCAGGGCTGCTGAAGTATTGTGCAAAGAATGCACACTGGTCTGTGTTTGAGATGGCTAGTGTGTGTCTTGAAGTGTCGACCACTCGCGACATTGCCCGACAACTATTGCGACACAGAAGCTTTAGCTTCCAAGAATTCTCTCAAAGATATGCTGACGCTACACAACTCGGTGACTTCGCTATTCGTGAATGCCGTTTGCAAGACGACAAGAATCGACAGAACTCTTTAGAGACAGACGACTTCGACCTCACAGTGTGGTGGGCAGCAGCACAGGCTAGGATGATTGGTGAGGCTGAGTATTTGTACGGTGAAGCATTGAATCGTGGCATCGCCAAAGAACAAGCCCGTGCTCTGTTGCCTGAAGGGTTGACACCATCTAAGCTGTACGTCAACGGCACTATGCGTAGCTGGATTACATTCTTGCAAGCACGACTTGATCCGTCTACGCAGAAGGAACACAGGTTGGTGGCACAGGATGCACTGGCTGTGCTGCGTGGTGTTGCACCTGTGACAGTGTCTGCATTCTTTGGAGAACAATCATGACCTGCACCTGCCCTCCAACAAGCCCGTTCCTGTGGGCACAACATCCACGTCCATCCATCTTCGTTGACGACCCAGTCTTCAAAGCTAAGCATTCTGCTAAGACAGGCTCACAGCTGGCGACAGAGGTGGTGGAACGTAAGCGTAAGGACAACGTCAACTATGGCACCATCTATGGCAGCGCTCGTGAACGTGAGGATGCCATCATCCGTAGCAAACTGATGCACATATACAGCAAGGCAGGTACGAAATGAAAGTGTTTCTCGGACCCTATCAAGACGATAGCACCCCTCGACAAGAGGATGTGATGATTGACAAGTGGGATAGCTGGAATGCTGACCACACCATAGCCCTCATTGCTGCACCGCTGCTTCAACAACTGAAGCTGACCAAGCATGGCTCAGGTATGGTGGATGATGAGGACGTACCTGAAGAGTTGCGTAGTACGTCAGCACCACCAAAGGAAAACGAATGGGACATTGATGCCAACCTACATAAGCGTTGGGATTGGGTGCTGGACGAGATGATCTGGGCTATGAAGGAACATGCCGATGGCACAGGCGATGACAAGTTCTTTGATCACAGCGAAGTGAATGAAGAGGTTGACTTGTCTGAGCAGTGGTCACAGATCAAGTGTGACAGAGAAGGCTTGGAAGCTTACAACGCACGTAAGCAGCGAGGCTTTGAGTTGTTCGGTAAATACTTTCAGAACTTGTGGGACTGACATGAACTACATTTTGATTACTAGAAATCCTAGAGGTAAAGGTATTCTTACAATCACGACTGACGACGGAGATGTTGCTCAGTTTGAAACTGAAGAAGAAGCTGAAGCCTGTGCTGACCAGCAACCGTTGTGTCAGGCATGGGGCTACCAAGTTGTAGAACTGGAACTATGACAATGAACATTGAACAAACCATTGTTGCCCTCACGGGCATAGGCTACCTCATCGTCGGCGTTCTTCAATGGTCCAAAGGCGAACTGAGCAACGGTATGATCTGGACAGGCTATGCGTTTGCTCAGGTTGGGTTGTGGCTTAACATCAAATAACTATGGCATTCATTCGCACACACATAAGCTGTGAACACTGCGGTAGTAGTGATGGTGCATCGCTCAACGACGACCACTCCACCTACTGCTTCGTGTGTAGCACACACACACCCTCTTCCGAAAACATCACCACAGAAAGACAACACATGACTGAAGTAGTCAAACCAAAAGACATGAGCTTCATCAAACGATACAACAACGGAGTAGCCGTTAGTATCAGTGAGCGTAGACTAACCAAGACCACCGTTGAAAAGTATGGTGTAGTTAGAGATGGTGACAGCTATCTGTTCCCCTACTTCGACGACACTGGATCGTTGGTGGCTGCTAAGATTCGCAACGTCAAGGACAAGATCTTCAGCACTGAAGGCGACTGGAAAGCTGGCACCTTATTTGGTCAACATCTGTTCTCCAAAGGTGGTAAGACAATCACTATCGTTGAAGGTGAAGCTGATGCTCTCGCTGCATTTCAGATGATCGGTGCTGGTAAGTACCCTGTTGTTTCGATTCGTAATGGCGCAGGCTCTGCAGTCAAGGATGTCAAGGCACAGTATGAATACCTCGACAGTTTTGAAACCATCGTCATTTGTTTTGACAACGATGAGCCGGGACGCAAGGCAGCTAAGGAAGTTGCTGACATCTTCGGTAGCAAAGCAAAGATTGTCAAGCATGATCCAGCTTTCAAAGACGCATGTGACTACCTAGCCGAAAGTAAAGAGCAGTTGTTCATTAGTCGCTGGTGGTCCAGTGAGCAATATACTCCCGATGGTTTGATCAATGGTGACAGCCTATGGGATGAGCTTAAGAAGCCACGTCAAAAGCCTGATGCACACTGGCCCTACACTACCCTTGACGGTATGCTTTGTGGCCTACGTAAGCGTGAGCTTGTCACTGTTGCAGCAGGTACGGGTCAGGGTAAGAGTACGTTCTTGCGACAGATCATTCACCACTTGTTGATGACGACAGACGACAAGATTGGCTGCGCCTTCCTTGAAGAATCACCATCGCGCACAGCACAAGGCATCATGTCCATTGAAGCAATGAAGGCTTTGCATCTGCCAACAACAGAGTACACAGAGCAAGAGTTGCGTGATGCTTTTGAGAAGACAATGGGTACTGGTCGTGTGACAATGTTCTCTCACTTTGGTAGCCTTGACATTGATAACGTCATTGCCCGACTGCGTTGGATGGCAAAGGGTATGGGGTGTAGCTGGATCATTCTTGACCACTACCAAATGATCTTGTCTGGTATGGATACCGATGAACGCAAAGGCTTGGACATGCTGCTGACAAAGCTTCGTACATTCGTTGAAGAGACTGGTGTTGGTTTGTTCGGTGTGTCGCATACTCGACGTGAGTCAGGTAGCAAGGGTGCTGAGAACGGTGCAGAGATGACGCTGTCTTCGCTGCGTGGTACAGCAGGTATTGCTCAGTTGTCTGACGCTGTGATCGGATTGCAGCGTGACCAACAACATGATGACGAGCGAGTGCGTAACACCACCTGTGTCAGATTGTTGAAGTCACGATTCACAGGTGAGACAGGACCAGCAGGCTTTTTGTTGTTCAACAAAGACATGCAACGCCTTATCGAGATTGATGATCCCACACCAGACGAACAGGACATACTATGAAGACAATCAAAATGTTAGTTGAGTTGACCTATGACAATGACACAATGCATGAAGACGATGCTGATGGTATTGCTTGGTTCAATGATGAGGTCTTAGGTGGTGAACTAGTTGCGTGGTCTAACGAGATAGGCGATGAACTTGGTTTCATCAAAGTATTGGAGATACTATGAGCGATGTAGAACGTTATTGGGAAGCCATACGAAAGCGATGGCCCCATCCAACACCAAGCTATCAACAGCTTGACCCAATGGAACAGATGATGTTGGTTAACTCGATCAACATCTTGTTGCAAATCTTAAACAACCGGAGAGCGTGATGAAAACTTACAAAGAACTTGAGCGTGAAGCTTACATGGCAGGCAACACAGAACTGGCAAAGCTCTATGCTGAGCTTGATGACATTGACCGTGCTGTCAAAGCCTACGAAGATCTGAGGGATAACCATGAGTGACGGCGGCAAAGGATCTACACAGCGACCACGCTCTGTGGCTGATGAAGAATGGGCCAACCGATGGGATGCCATCTTCGGCAAAGACAAACCTGAACAAACAAAGAAGGACAACGATGACGACATGGTTGAACAAGACACTGATCGAAGGTGACTACCTTGGTATCTGCACCAATGAGGCAGACTACTATCGCACATTGAGATACTTGAAGGTGCCAATGTCAGACTGGGGCAGCTGGTTAAGCTCAGGTGCTCTGGCTACAACACACTTCTTAGACTCAGCAAAGGGTAACAGAGCCACTGTTGTCTGCATACCTGTGAAGCCTGAGACAGACGGCATCGATGTTGCAACATTGTTAGTACACGAAGCCGTGCATGTGGTGCAGGAATACTTCAGGTATATCTGTGAAGACAATCCCGGTAGTGAGATAGAGGCGTATGCTATTCAGAACGTGAGTGCTTCGTTGATGAGAGCCTACCGTGATAAACTGTTCCCGAAACCAAAGAAGGAAAAGAAAGATGGACTACCTGTGGGACATAGAGACTTACAAGACAGCGTTCACATTCTCAGCGATCAGTGCTGATGAGTCGCATGCTGTAGCGTTTGAATGCTCCACCAGAAAGAACGAAGCCCCTGCATTGTTCAGCTTCCTTGACGAGTTGAAGAAGAAGAAACACAGGATGGTGGGGTACAACAACATAGGCTTTGACTACCCTGTGCTACATGACTTGTTGTCTGTACGAGACAAGGCAGTGACAGTGTCGGGCAAGGCTGTGGCTACACGTGCGTACAAGAAAGCACAGAGCATCATCGGTAGTGACGACAGGTTTGGTCACCTCATCCGTGACAACCAACAGTATGTGCAGCAAGTTGACCTGTTCAAGATTATGCACTTCGACAATCCCGCAAGGGCTACATCGTTGAAGGCGCTTGAGTTCAACATGAAAGCTGACAGCATCGTTGACCTGCCATACGATCCTCACTCTGACTTGACCGATGACCAGATCGATGTGTTGCTTGTATACAACATGCACGATGTGAAGATGACGTTGAAGTTCTACAAAGAATGCTTGTCACAGATTACATTCCGTGAAGAGTTATCTACAAAGTATGGTCGCAACTTCCTCAACCACAACGATACGAAGATCGGCAAAGACTACTTCATCATGCGTCTTGAAGAAGACATGCCCGGTAGTTGCTATCGTGTTGGTAAGAAGGGTGAGCGTCATATCAATCAGACAAAGCGACCAGTGATTCACATCAAAGATTGTCTGTTCAACTACTACGACTTCAAGCGTCCTGAGTTTCAGCTTGTGCTTGCTTGGTTTGCTGCACAGTCTTTGACAGAAACAAAAGGTGCTTTGTCTGACATTGAAGAGAGCGACCTCGGTGACCTAGCGGCCTATGCTGAGATGGTGACGAAGCGTCAGAAGTGGTTCAACAAACCAAGCGATGATGTTGTTGCTGGCTTCAAAGCTTTGCATCCAATGGGTTGGGTGTCAGAGGAAGAGTTGAAGGCTAAGAAGAAGGGTGAGAAGCAGTACAGCTATTGGAAGAACTGGAGAGTTGCTACCAACTTGAACGTCACCATCAATGGCTTTCGTTTCGACTTCGGCACTGGTGGTATTCACGGATCTGTGTCTAACGTTATTGTTAACGCTGATGACAAACACATGATCATCGACGCAGACGTTGCATCTATGTATCCCAACATTGCCATTACCAACCGTGTCTATCCTGAGCACTTGTCTGAGAAGTTCTGTGACATCTACCAAGACGTGTACGAGCAGCGTAAGAGCTACCCCAAGGGCAGCGCTGAGAACGCCATGCTGAAGCTTGCATTGAACGGTGTGTACGGTGACAGCAACAACAAGTACAGCCCCTTCTATGACCCTCAATACACGATGACGATCACCATCAATGGTCAGTTGACGTTGTGTTTGTTGGCTGAGAAGCTGATGGAGATTGAAGGGCTGCAAGTGTTGCAGGTCAACACAGACGGTATCACTGTGAAAATGCCACGCAATAAACATGATGAATATATCAACGTTTGTGATGCTTGGCAGAGACAGGTTGGATTACAGTTAGAGTTTGCTACGTATACCAAGATGTGTATTAAAGATTGCAACAATTATATTGCTGTCTATGAATAACTATGTGGTATAACTACTGGTATGAAACCAATCATCCTACTCAAACAACGACCATTGATCTACTGTATATACAATACAGTTAATGGAAAAGTATACGTCGGAAAGACAAAGTGTATATGGAAGAGGTGCCATCAGTATTTGTCCGATGTGAGAAATGGAAACAACTCAGATCGAATGAACCCTCACTTGTACAACTCAATGATCAAGTATGGCGTTGATTCTTTTGAGATGTTCCCCCTTGAGTTTGTGGAAGAAGAACACATTTCAGAACGCGAATTATGGTGGATGCAACATCTTAATTCTTTGAATCAAAACAAAGGGTACAACCTGAGATCTGACTCATCTTCTGGAATGCATGTACACGACGAGACTAGAAAGAAGATTAGCCGCAGAGTCAAGAAAGAGTGGGAGGACGGTAAGCGGGACGGACACTCTGACAAACTTAAAGAGTCTTGGAAGAATCGAGATAGGGCTGAGCAAGGCAGAACCCTGTCAAAAACTTTGACTAAGTATTTGTATGTGATTACACACGAGGATGGACACATTGAAACTTATTCATACAGAGAACTTCAAGAGAATGGTTTGTCAAACGTGCTTGCTAAATTTCACAAAAAGAAAAGTAGCATTGAAAAGTTTAAGAACGTAACAATTGAAAGGGTCTTCATTCATGAAAGTAAAACGTAAGGGAGCCTATCAATACGAAGGGCTTGGCTGGCATCAAGATCAGGGTGGCTTGGTCATACCGATGGCGGCTGAAGCGGCTATGCTGCATGGCATTCCTCTCGACGTGTACATCAAAGGTCACAAGAACAAGTATGACTTCATGCTTAGGGTGAAGGTGCCCCGTAGCAGCAAGCTTGTGATGGTGATGCAGGACGGTACAGAAGTGCAACAACAAAACATGTGTAGGTTCTATGCTTGCAATGCAGGTGGTGCTCTTGTCAAAGTGATGCCACCTCTGAAGGAAGAAGCTGAGCCACGCCGCATAGGTGTTGGTGATGGCTACGGTATGTGGACCTGCAACGACATCAACGACTTCACATGGAAAGATGTTGATTACAAATACTACATTGACGCCGCTGAAAAGTTGGTGATACAATAGGTCTAGCGACCTGAAGAATATAGGAAGCTGACCCCTATTGAATTGGTCAGCATTTAAATCAAAGGAAACTCAAATGAGTGACAAGTTGAAACTGAAAGCCGATGTATATTGGGCTTCGTTGAATCGTAAGAACGAGATGGCTGATGCCTACACAGTTGACCTGTGTAACCTGTCCGATAAGGCAGTGGCTGCATTGGAAGAAATGGGTATCTCTGTGCAAGAGAACCTTGAGAAGAAGCCTGAGCAGGGCAAGTACATCACCTGCAAGAGCCAACGTCCCATCAAAGCCTTTGACACTGACAACGAAGAAATCGTTGAAGACATTGGTAACGGCAGCAAAGCAATCTGTATGATTGGTAGCTACGCTTGGACATACAAAAACAAGAAAGGCGTTAGCCCTTCGCTGGCTAAGTTGGTCATCACCGACTTGGTTGAGTACGCAGCTGGTGGCAACATCTCTGCTGATGATGAAGACGTTCTGTAATACTTAAAGGAAATACTATGCAAATCAAATTGGACCTCCACCTCGACACCGTTAACGCTTGCCTGACTGCATTGGGTAAGCTGCCTTACGAGTTTGCTGCACAACACATCAATGTCATTCAGCAACAAGCTGCCCCACAGTTTGAAGCTGCACAGGCTGCTGCTAAAGCTGAGCAGGCTGAGCAACCAGCAGCAGGCTTGAGCGACTGATGATTGCGCTTCTGGACTCGGACATTTATTGTTACCGAGCCGCAGCAGCATGTGAGAACGAAGATGAGATGCAGGCTATCAGATCGGTAGACTCTCTCATCATCAACACTCTCATGTGTGGTGTAGATAAGTGTGGCTACGTTGATGAGTGGAAGCTCTTCCTTACTGGTAAGGGCAACTTCAGAAACAACATAGCCGTCACAGCCCCCTACAAAGGTAACAGAGCAGACAAAGTAAAGCCTAAACATCTGGCTGCACTGCGTCAACATCTGATGCAAGAGTGGAAAGCTGACATGTCTGAAGGTCAAGAAGCCGATGACTCCATTGCCATTGAAGCTACAAAGCTTGGTGATAATGGGGTCATTGTTTCGTTGGACAAAGACTTAGACCAAGTGGCAGGGTGGCATTACAACTTCGTCAAGAAGGAAGCCTACTACATCTCTGAAGCTGAAGGGTTGCTCAGGTTGTATATGCAAATCTTGACAGGAGACACTGCTGATAACATCATAGGTCTTCGTAACATTGGCAATGTTAGAGCCAAGAAAATGTTAGAAGGAGCAGAGGATGAGACAGAGATGTTTCAGCGCTGTGTTGAAGCCTATGATGGCAACGAAGATAGGGTTGTTGAGAACGCCCATCTACTTTTCTTACGTAGACATGAAGGACAAACATGGACTCCCCCCTCAAACCGAACGATGTAGCTGTAGTGCTACGACCCATCATTGAAGATGGTGTTGAATGGGACGGTGCGTTCCAGATGTTGGTGAATGTTGCTGGACCTGTGACGCTTGGTGAAGAACCAATGCGTAGCCTGATGACTGTGGCAAGCTACCTTGCTGCTGCTGTTCCGTTGATGGAAGAGAGCGCACGGTTTACTGAGTTGTTGCGTGACAAGGCTGACACAATGATTGGTGATGTTGTCATCGGTGACAGCATGACTCCGTTGCTTAGACATAACACTAAGTGTGAGGGAGGTGTGCAATGAGAGAGTGTGCTACCTGTATTTATCGTCACGTAGATGGCAACTCTGAGCCTTGCATCAGTTGTGACAGTAACGCTAGTCATTGGGTTGCTATGCCAAACTACAACCCAGAAGATGTGGCGTTTACTAAGACCACTGCTGGTGTCAAGTACGACAACGGCAAACCGCAATGGTCTTTGCTGCCCTTCAGAGCACTGACACAGGTCGTTGAAGTGTTGACCTACGGTGCGAAGAAGTATGCTCCCGACAACTGGAAGAAGGTGCCTGATGCTCGTCGTCGTTACATCGACGCAGGCTTTCGTCACTTCACTGCCTATACCAGTGGTGAAACACACGATCCAGAAACTGGTAAGCATCATCTGGCTCACGCTATTTGCTGCCTACTCTACCTTGTAGCCTTTGACTTAGGAGAACATAATGACAAAAGTAACAGTGACGTTTGAAGCTGAGATTGATGTTGATGACTTGGGTGCTGAGTATACCAACGAAGACTACCTCATCGACACTGTCAAGGAACATATCATCTATGCCATGAGTAGGCTTGATGCAGAGATAACATTCAACAAGGTTGATGTGGAAGGACTAGAATGAAACTAACAATCACTGATGCTGAGAACGGCTTTGTTGTAGCGGTGGAAGACACACCCGATAGCATCTACTACTTCGTTGCGCTAGACGTTGACGATGTGTGTGGTATTGTGCAGAACATCTTAGTTGAACCACGAGATGTGTTGGACATGACCAACGTTGCCTTTGAAGCTGTACCAAGTGACAGATAAGAAACGCAATGGTGGTGAATGGACAGAGGCGCGATTCAAATCTTTCGTGACCTCTGCCCTACGTGCTGCATCACGACGATGGCCTCCGAAATACAAAGCTTTGAAGGAAGCTTTCGCTGGCAAAAAAGTGAATGCAAAGACTGGTAAGCTGGCAATGCATTACACGTGTGCTGCTTGCAATAAACTCTATGTTGCTACCGATGTACAGGTCGATCATATTAAGCCCGTTGTAGACCCTAAGAAGGGGTTTGTTAGCTGGGATGTTTATATCAACCGTATGTTCTGTGAGATAGAAGATTTGCAGGTGATGTGTAAGCCTTGTCATAAAATCAAAACTGATCAAGAGAAACTTGAAAGGAAGAAGAAATGAGCTTCATCAAATATCAACACCTTGAACGCTACGGTAACACCGAAGTGGAAGGCATTGAAGTGGGGACATGCTATGTGTTCCCTAAGCTGGATGGTACTAACGGTAGTGTTTGGTATGAGGCTGGCACACTGCGCTGTGGTAGTCGCAACCGTGAGCTATCACCGGACAACGACAATGCTGGTTTCATGAACGCCATGATGGACAATGTACCCGTACTAACGTACATAATGGCGAACAACGAACATGTTCTCTACGGTGAATGGCTTGTGCCGCACACGCTGAAGACCTACAACGACGATGCATGGCGCAAGTTCTATGTGTTTGATGTGTTTGATCGTAAGAAAGAACGGTTGCTTAGCTATGACGAATACTCCGAAGGACTCGTTGCTGCTGGTATCAACGTCATTGCTCCCATTGCCATCATCAAGAACGGCAGCATCGACCACTTCACTGAGTGTCTGAGTAAGGCACACTACTTGGTGAAGGACGGTGAAGGTAGTGGTGAAGGTGTGGTGGTAAAGAACTACGACTACCAGAACAAGTATGGTCGTCAGACATGGGCCAAGATTGTCACCAACGAATTCAAAGCCAAGCATCACATTGCAATGGGTGCGCCTGTTGTTGGTTGTGAAATCGTTGAAGAGAAGATCGTTGCTAAGTATGTGACGCAGGCTTTGGTGGACAAGGTTGTTGCAAAGATCACGAATGAAATGGAAGGATGGTCTAGCAAATACATCCCTCGTTTGATTCACACTGTATACTACGACCTAGTCACTGAGGAAACTTGGAACTTCGTGAAGGAGTTTAAGAATCCAAAGATTGACTTCAAGGTGTTGTCGCACTACACGACAGCGAAGATCAAAGAACTTAAACCGGAGTTGTTCTGATGAAAATAGAAATTGAAAGCATCAAAGAAAACGATGATGGATCTGCAGACTGCAACATCTACCTAGACGAAGCAGCCAAAAACTTCCTGATTCGTTACGCCATTATTGCCTGCATCACCGATGCTATCGAAGCAGGCAAGCTTGCAACACCAACAGAGGAAACAGAATGAATCTTGATCAATACCAACGGTCAGCAATGACCTTCCGTTTGCCTACAGCAGACCGTGAATATGCCCTACTCAATCTCTTTGCCGAGGCTGGTGAAGTGGCAGGTAAGGCTGCAAAGCACCGCCGAGATGGGGGCGATGTTGAGGAATACAATATGCACATCAAAAAAGAACTTGGTGATGTGTTGTGGCAGGTTGCTGCGGTTGCTAAAGACCACGGCTGGATGTTGTCACAAGTGGCTGAGCACAACCTTGAGAAGCTGTCATCAAGGCAACGGCGCGATGTCATTCAGGGCAGCGGTGATGCTCGATAGATGGTATAACTCCTACCCCTCCCTCACAAGCAGCTTCGGCTGCTTTCTTTTCCTCTAACACAAAGGTATTACTCCATGACATTCAAGGTTGACATTGACCTATCCCGTGACGCATTGTTCGACGAACTCGGACTGCAACGTCTTAAAGAAAGCTACATGAAAGATGATGAGACAAGTCCACAAGAACGATTCGCATTCGTATCTGCAGCGTTTGCAAGCAATGAAGAACATGCTCAAAGACTTTATGACTACTCTAGTAAGCATTGGCTCAGCTATTCTACTCCTATCTTATCTTTTGGTCGTTCTAAGCGCGGGTTGCCTATTAGCTGTTTTCTTAATTATATGGATGATAGCGCAGAAGGTTTGGTCGATAACCTTTCAGAGACTAACTGGCTCTCGATGATGGGTGGTGGTGTCGGTGTTCACGTTGGTATCCGCAACAGCGATGACAAGTCGACAGGGGTTATGCCACACTTGAAAATCTATGACGCTAGTTCATTGGCCTACCGTCAAGGACGTACACGCCGTGGTAGCTATGCTGCCTACCTCAACATCAATCACCCTGACATCATCCAGTTTCTGGAGATGCGTAAGCCCACTGGTGACCAGAACGTTCGCACCTTGAACATGCACCACGGCATCAACATGTCTGACGAGTTCATGAACATCATCGAACGCTGCATGAAAGACGACAACGCAGACGACAGCTTCAACCTAATCAACCCTGCCAGCGGTGAAGTGGTTGAGACTGTGTCGGCTAAGTACCTGTGGCAGAAGATCTTGGACCTGCGTATGCAGACAGGTGAACCCTATCTTGTCTTCATTGACACAGCCAATAAAGCTTTGCCATCTTGGTTGCAAGACAAAGGCTTCACCATCAACGGTAGCAATCTCTGCACAGAAATCTTCTTGCCAACAAACGAGAAACGTACAGCTGTATGCTGCTTGTCTTCACTGAATTTGGAATACTATGACGAATGGAAAAAGGACAAACAATTCATCCTTGATGTTATGGAGATGTTGGACAATGTGCTTCAATACTTTATTGACAATGCACCAGACACTATCGCTCGTGCTCGTGCCAGTGCTCTCATGGAGCGTAGCATCGGTATCGGCACACTAGGCTTCCATGCTTTCCTACAAAAGAAAGGTGTTGCCATTGATGGTGTCATGGCTAAAAGCTACAACAATGAAATCTTTAAACACATCCACAGCCAATGCACGATTGGTGATGCTATCTTGGTTACATCACGTGGCGAATGCCCTGATGCACATCTCAGTGGTATTCGTCGTCGCTTTAGTCACTGGACTGCTATTGCACCTAACGCCTCTAGCAGCCTGATCATGGGCAATACGTCCCCATCAATCGAGCCTTATCGCGCTAATGTATTCCGTCAAGATACATTATCGGGTGCGTTCGTGTACAAGAATCGTTTCCTCAAAGCAGAGCTTGCACAGCTTGGTAAAGACGACGACGATACATGGGCATCCATCATTGCCAACGATGGTTCTATCCAGCATCTGGACGTGCCTGAACAGCTGAAGGAAGTGTACAAGACAGCGATGGAGATTGATCAGCGTTGGTTGATTGAGCTTGCCGCTGATCGTCAGAAGTACATTGATCAGGGACAGAGTGTGAACTTGTTCTTCCCTGCTAACGTGTCTGTGAAGTATCTGCACAGCGTTCACTTCCTTGCTTGGAAGAGTGGGCTGAAGAGTCTGTACTATCTCCGCAGTGAGAAAGTGAAGAAGGCAGACAAGGTTGGTGCGCAGATTAAACGTCAACGCATCGAAGATGAAATTGATTTGAAAAGCATTGCAGATGGTGACACCTGCTTGGCTTGCGAAGGATGAATATGTATACTAATGATTTTTTAGGAAATGAAATCGACATCGATGATTACTTTGCGTATTACGTTGCGTCGGGTAAACATCATCAATTATGTCTGTTTCAATTCAAAGGACTCACAGATAAAGGAAGAGCGAAAGCAAAACTCTTGAAGCGCTCATCTACCACTGGATGGACAACAAACAGAGCGCCTTTAGGTGTCAGAGTTTGGGACAATAAGTTAAAAAACTTTAGATCAACAACTGATGATGATCGTAAAAAACAAGCTAACAAACTATTCTACTTAGAAGCTATGCATGAGAGATCAATCAAGCTGTACAACTTTAAGGAAGCAGAATGACAAAGACTAAATCAGACATTACACAAGAACGTACCATCTTCAAGCCGTTCAAGTTTCCTTGGGCCTATGACGCATGGCTACAACATGAGCAGTCTCATTGGTTGCACACTGAAGTGCCTATGTCAGAAGACGTTAAAGACTACAAGAAGTTGAACAAGGATGAGCAGGAGTTTCTGACAAAGATCTTGCGCTTCTTTGTGCAGGGTGACTTGGACATTGGTAGTGGCTACCACGATCATTACATTCCTCTGTTCCGTCAACCGGAAGTGCGAATGATGATGAGTGGGTTTGCTGCTCGTGAAGCTTTGCACGTTGCAGCCTACGCACACTTGATCGAAACATTGGGTTTGCCTGAGTCAACCTACAACGAGTTCCTGCAGTATGCTGAGATGCTTGAGAAGCATGACTATCTGCAACGACTCAACACATCACCAGTGGCTGAGAAGATTGCTGTCATCTCTGCCTTCGGTGAAGGTATGCAGTTGTTCTCCAGCTTCGTTATGCTGCTCAACTTCGCACGTAACGGTAAGCTGAAAGGGCTTGGTCAAATCATTAGCTGGTCCATCCTTGATGAGACTATGCATGCTGAAGGAATGATAAAGGTCTATCGTGAATATGTTAAACATCATCAAGACGAAACAACACCTGAACAGATTAAAGAGATTGCTAAGGAGATGGTTGCTCTTGAGGACCAGTTCATTGATCTTGCTTTTGGTATGGTGGAAGTTGAGAAGCTCACCAAAGAAGAAGTGAAAGAGTACATCCGCTACATTGCAGATCGTCGACTCATCGCTATGGGCATGAAAGGAATCTACAAGATTAAGAAGAATCCTTTGCCGTGGGTTGATGGCATGCTCGGTACATCACACACCAACTTCTTTGAACAGAAGGTTACAGACTACAGCAAGGGTGCTCAGACTGGAACATGGGATGATGTGTGGGGTAAGGCAGCGTGAGACACTTCACTGTCAGCTATAGCAGCCAGAACAACGTCTTCAAAGGTGTTCTGCATGTTGAAGCTATGACAATCTCTGATGCTCAAGATAAGTTTCTGTCTTGGCTTCGTGAGCAACCCAGCTATGCACATCTCTGGCAACTCTCGTTTGAGTTTATAGAGATTGGCGCTAGTCTGTAAAACCAAAGGAAGCTCCTGTACAATGGGGCTTCCCTCAACCAACCTAGGAAGTATCAATGGTTACTAAGAAACGAGTAGTGTCGCACGTCATCCCTGACGCACCAGCACCAGCTACAAAGAACAATAGCTTGCGTGTTCGTCTTGATGACATGTCAACTATTCAACCCAAGACAGCAAAGCAGAAAGAGTTCTTTGATGCCTACAACGCAGGAGACTACTTCATGTGTCTGCACGGTGTTGCTGGCACAGGCAAGACCTACATTGCCCTGTACAAAGCGCTTGAAGAAGTGATGGACAAGACCAGCCCTTACAAGAAGGTTGTCATTGTTCGTAGCTCTGTACAGAGTCGTGACATGGGATTCTTGCCCGGTGACGCTAACGAGAAGATGGAGACATTCATTCAGCCCTATCGTCAGATCTGTGCCGACCTGTTCAACCGCAAGGATGCATGGGACCGCCTGTCTGAACAAGGCTACATTGAGTTCATTTCAACCAGCTTCATTCGTGGCACCACATTCACCAACTCCATCTTGTTGGCTGATGAAATTCAGAACATGACGTTTGAAGAACTCGACACCATCGTCACTCGTGTTGGTCATACATCGAAGATCATCTACTGCGGTGACATTCGACAGACTGACTTGAAGAAGAAGGATGACAAGACAGGCTTGCCAAAGTTCTTGGACATTGTGCAGGACATGCGAGAGTTCAGCCGCTTTGAATTTGGTATGGACGATATTGTTCGTAGTAGTTTGGTGAAGAACTACATCATCGCCAAAACACTTTACGAGGATCGTCAATAATGTTACTCATCGAACTGCGACAAGGCATTGGCCTTGACATTGAATTCAACCAAGACATCTGCCACATTGCTGACACTGACGAGATTGAAAATGGTTTGTTTGCCTTCATCGGCATCATCATCCTGTTACCGTTCGTCAAAATCTACATCGGTGATATGAACTTGATAGGTGGTAAGAAGTGATTGAAGTTGTTGTTACTGGCGAAATGCTCGTCACTGCTAGAGACAAAGCTGCAGAGATGGGTAAGCTGCGTAACAGCATCACCCGTGGGGCTGGCAACATTGCTGGCTTCATAGGTGAAGCTATCGCTCAACAGGTTATGGGTGGTGTGTTAGCCAACACATACGAATATGACCTCATCCTGTGCAACGGTAAGACAGTGGATGTGAAGACTAAACAGACCTCTGTCAAACCATTAGACACCTATGAGTGCTCTATTGCTGGACTGAATACAACTCAAGAGTGTGACTACTATGCTTTCGTGCGAGTTAAGAATGACCTATCTGTAGGTTGGTTCTTAGGTGTGTACGAAAAACAACAGTATATGCTTGACAGCGTGTTCATGAAAAAGGGTACAATTGATTCCAGCAACGGCTACACTGTAAAGTCTGATTGCTACAACCTCAAAATCAACCAACTGAAAGGACATGAATATGTCAACCAATAAAGCAACTATTGTCTTCACTGACGACAACGATGGTAGCCTCTCTATTCAGATTACATTTGAACCTGAGCAACCTAACAAGGAAAGCAATGCACACATCGCTGCTGTGTTGGCTCACCAGTACATCGTCAAGAAAGTTGATGAGGCTTACAAAGATGAATCAGCCGAATGAACCTGTGAAGCGCACGTCTGTTACCACCACAGACATGCAGCAGAAGACAAAGAAGGTGGAGTACCATCGCGTTGCTGATACGACAACAACGTTGTGTTTTCTACATCTGCATTGTGGCTTCCTCATCCTCGGTAAGAGTGCTTGTGTAGACCCTGCTAAGTACAATCAAGCCCTTGGTGAGAAGTATGCTTACGAAGATGCCATCAATAAGATGTGGGAACTAGAAGGTTATCTACTCAGCAACGAACTCTATGGAGACAACTATGCAACAACAGCGCCCTGAACGTCCAGCACCATTGAAGATTCAAGTTGGTCAAGGCTACTACGCATTCAGTCGTGGATGGCTCAACAACCAATACGATCCTGAATCGGTAGCTGGTAAAGAATGGCAACGTGGATTTGACATGGCCTACTTCGACAACCTTGCAAGGATTTCCAAATGACATTCAATCGTCTGCATAACATGCGTAACCCGCATCAAGGCAGCAACAAGAAAGTGTTGTGTGTCTGTTCAGCTGGGTTGTTGCGTAGTCCTACGCTGGCTTGGATCTTGTCTAATGAGCCGTTCAACTTCAACACTCGTGCTGTAGGAACATCAAGTGAATACGCTTTGATTGTGTTGGATGAGGTGCAGCTTCAATGGGCCGATGCTGTTGTCTTTGTTGACGATGGTAACTACCAAGCTGCTCGGTACGACCTTGCTGAATTGATCGACAATATGGAACATCACGTGTTGAAGATTCCTGACATCTATGAGTTCAGACATCCCAAGCTTGTAGAGGCTGCGACAGCGCAGTTGAAAGAAGCATTCAAGATGTGATATAACATTGACAGCGGGGATTCAGGGTATCCGTAAGTCTCATAAGCTCTACGCAGAAGTTTCGAGTACTTCCCCCGCTTCCACGTTCCGGTAGCTCAACTGGCAGAGCAACGGATTCCAAATCCGTAGGTTGTGGGTTCGACTCCTACTCGGTTCGCCAAACAAAAAAGGCAGCTTCATCGGCTGCCTTTTTTTTCGTCTGTACTTATCACCGACGAGTTGCTAGTCCACCCTTCGCCAGCTTTTCTGCTGCGTTGAATACAGCATTAAGCTCTTTAATACGACCAGCCTCCTCGACAGCATCACCGCCGAAGTTCGACCCGTAGTTAGACAATGTCTTGGTGAAACTTCTAAGTGTCTGTGCTTTCTGTTTTGCACCAGCAGTGTCAAGGATGTTAGCGACCTTGTTCAACTCATCAATCTTACTTAACTTATCAGCCTTGTCAAAGAACGAGTTTAGCTTTGTAGCAGCTTGATGACCACGACCACCCTTCACTGAAACATTTGATGCCATATTGTTGATGACGCTCATCAGATCACGAACACCACCGTATGCTGTATATGCATCGGTAACACTATTGGTCTTAACCGCATTCTTCAATGTAGCATTGAAGCGCTTGGCTGTCTCGTTGTACATTTCAGGTGATGCATCCCTATTAGACGGAGCAATCAATGACTTCATGTCCTTGCCACCGCTACTAAGTCTAAGCTTGTCAGCCTCAACCATCATGTCTTCTTTTTCAAAGTAACCAGCACGAGGCAAAGATATTGGACGAACAACTGTTGATGATCCGTTAATGGCTCTTGCAATTGTGTTCAAGTCTTTAGTGTCATAAGCACCCGGTTGCATGTTGATTCTTGTGAACACATAATCTGCATATGGCATTTTAGTGTACAAGATGTTTTCAGGATTTGTACCACCAAACGAATCAGCTTTTGCGTTCAGATTCAGATCACTGGTAAATGACGGAGCACCCACCATCAATTCTTCGTGATACTTAGGACTCTGTTGAGGACTTGTAAATCCTTTTGCTTTCACTGGTGCAATCTTAGCTGCTGTGTTACCGTGCCACAATTTCTTATCAGGAACATCCTTGTACTGCTCACGAAGAGAATCAAGTTTATTCTGGTAGCTGCTTGCCAGTTTCATACCAACGTCTTTGTCAGATGCTACATTGAATTCACGGTTGAACTTGGCCCTGAATTCTCCTTGCAATACACCCAACACTTCATCGTCAAACATATCAAACGATTCATCTTTCCGAATGTTACTGAACTCTTTAGTCCTGTACTGTCTGATTGAATCTAACAAATCATTGCGTTGTTTAACGTAGTTCTTTTGCTGTGACATGGTAGCCTCATCCATGTCCAATTCTGGAATTTTAAAATTAAGATTACCAGAGTCGAAACCGTCTGTCTTCTTACCAAGAGGTTCTGTCACTACATCGGCTTCAAACGAAGCCAACTCATCATCCAACATTGAGTCGGCACCCTTGCTTGGTTTAACAGCAATACCGTTTACAGACACTTCGTTGCCATCAATGTCATACTCAATGTTGTCCACTAAAGACTCATCAGCCTTCTTAGCAAAAGGCGGTGGTGGCATTTCAGAATACTTCAACCCTTTAGCTTGACCAGTAAAGCTGTGCAGAGTATTGGCATACTCTTCAGGACTAAACACTTTCATGTTTTCCAGCTGAACCGGGGTATACGCTTCAAGCATGGCTTCTTCACCCTTGGTATAGTCTTCATCAGCAAAGGCTTTAGAGGGCTTAGGAGCCTCTATCGTCTGTGCTGGTGGAGTAGGTAGGGCTTGCTCTGTTTGACTCAATACAGGCGCTTCTGGTGGCTTTGCTGCCTCTTCAGGAAGCATAGGCTTAGACTTTGCTGCAGGCTTAGGCAGCACAGGCTTCTTACCCATCAACATGTTGGCGGTCTGGTCAAGCGCTGCAGATGTTGTTGGTTGTTCAGCATCTGCCTTCTTCAATGCGGCATCCTGCATCTCTTTGAGTAAATCGGAAGAAGTCTTTTTGGCAATCGTACCTACAGCTTTACCAGTAACTTCACCTACAATTTTACCAGCGAGACCACCAGTTGCAAACTTTAAAGAACCACGAACAACATCAGCGATAGCCAATGCAGACATGTAGTCTTTAGTTTCATTAAGGTCAAGCCCTGTAGTTTCTTTATACAGAACAGCAGTCTCTCGCTTAACCTCTGGTGGAAGCTTACCGTAGTTGACAGCAAAGATACGCGACTGTTCACCCTGATTAAGCGTTGATTGTATGTCTTCGTTCGTTGCAATCTGTTTAGCGCTTTTTTGTGCCCAGTTCAGTAGATTTTGCAGTGCAATCTTTTGACCATCTTTTGATTTCGACTGATAAAAGTCAGTGTTCTTTACTTGATTAAACGTGTCAGTGATGATTGGTGCCATAGCTTTTCGAGCAGCAGCATCGATAACCTTATCACCTGTTGAAGTGAATACTTTTCTGAAGTCGATGTTTAGACGTTCAACTTCTGCCTCAAGTTCGTTAGGTCGACCTTTAACGACGACACCACTCAGCATCTTCAATGGACCGCTGTCGTTGAATGATGCCTCTTCACGCAATGCTGGCTGATATACAGGCAGTTCTTGTTTGACAATGGGGGTGCGCTTCATCAACTGCTGCTTGAATGACGATCCGAATCCTTCTTCACCTTTAGGTATTTGATAAGCGTCACGAGGTAATGTTTCGTCACGATCAATGGCACCAACAATATCGCTTAGCTGTTGAGCAGGAACAAGCGCTCTACCGAAATACTCACCTGCCCACTCACCAAAGAACGTAGACAGCTTATTACTGTCACTACCTTCACCGTTTACAAACTTAGCAGCGGCATCAGCTGCTTGATCACCGAACCAAGCATACGTACCAGCTGGTGCTTTGAAACCAGTCACTGCTTCCATCAATTCTTTGATTTTAAATTCATCGACACGGTTGTTTTCAAACTTAACCAACCAATCACCCATAGCCATAAAAGGACCGAACGGCCAGAACGCACGAATGTCTACTCTGGACCCGTCAGTGTTTGGTACATCAAACCAGTCTGTATCCTGATTTTCTTTCCTGTATTTGTAAGCAGCATAAATAATGGATGTACCTACAATACCCTTTGATACGTTCTCAAGACCACGAGAAAGATAAGCAGCACCTTTGTCGTCACCTTGTTTCAGCATTGAAGCTCCACGAGCAACATCGATGGAGCCTTCAAATGCACCCATAGGACTGTGCTTATACGACCAAGACATAGCGTTAGCCATGAATCGTGGGAACGGAGCAATGGTTGATCCAATAATTGGCATTGACTCAAGAAACTTCACACCGTAGAATAATGGTCCTTTGGTGGGCATCTTACTCATGGTAGCGGATAGTGCTTCATCTGTAGCGTTGTTTAACACATCGAAAGGTACGTTCTTATTCTGTGCAAGAATGTCGTACATATCAAGACCAACACGATTAAGCTGCTTTTCTACGTTTGCCACAAAGATTGCTTTGCGGAAAAAAGCATCCTGTGCTACGTTAAGTGTATTGGCGTACTGTGAAATCTTCCACAGATCATCCGCACCTGATTCACCTACCGTCCTCAAGATACGTTGACGTAATGCTGGTGAACTAGATAGTAGTGTGTCAGCTAATTCAGAAGACAAACCCTGCTGTCCAAGATAGAATGTTGTACGAACAGCATCGTCATAAACGGCTTTCATACCACCAGTGAAAGAACCCGTCAGGGGTTTACCTGTTGCCACTTCCGCAGCACTCTTACCTACACGATATAGTGCAGACTCAATAGCTTCAGACGCAGCCCCAATAGTAACAATACTGCCAGTTGAATATCCGTTACGAATAGTAGTGGATACCTGAGACACAAGCAATGCTTTCAAGTTACGGTCTAGTTTTTGAGCGCCTTCGTAGAGCCAATTGAATGAATCAACCAACGCATTCCTGTCACCGTACATGTCGTCAACTTCTTTAGCAGCTTTCTTGTCAAGCTTCTTCAGGGTGTTCTGAAGACGGGCCAGCACAGAATAAGCCTGCAACGTTCTACCAGCATCACCAACAGTGGTACGGTTCATCCGTGCAAACTCTTCGGCAGTAATACCAGCCTGAGCTAGAGAGTCTTCCAAAACAGTGTTGTCGATCTTATCGATGTTAATGAAGACATTCTTCACCGCATCACTAATCTTCTGGTCTGCTTGTGGTGCCAGATCAGGAACACGTTCCCAAACCTCTTTAGCTACCTGTGCCGCCTTACTGTTTATATCGTTGCGTATTTGCATCTCAGCAACAGAGGTAGGCTTGCCTTCTTTGTCCAACAATGCACGACCTTCAAAGATGTCGTACTGGTCTTCCAATGCCTTCTCTGTTGGATCTTTAGCGGGTACGTCTACTTTAGGGGGAGGTGCTACTTTTGAAGATCTCTGATTTAATATCTCAGACAATTCAGGAACAGTGCCCTTACCAGCAACAGCTTTACCACCCTTAATGAGCAGCGCAGTTTCACCGCTACCCAACACGGCACCAAGTGCGGCAGATGCAGCAACACGACCAACACTAACACCGCTCTCAACTTTTTCACGAACAGCGTCAACGGATGGTGCATACTTCGCCTGATCTTCAGGTGACAGAGTAGGTAGGATTTCCTCAAGTTGTTTGAGTCTAGCGGCTTCACCAGTCAGTTCAATCTTTTGTTGAATGGTGTCAGAAGCAGCAGCACTCGTAGCCTCTATCGCTGGTACAGCAGCCAGCTTACCAGCAGTTGTTTTAACAGCTTGCTTGACACCAGCCTTTGTTGCTTCCTTCATGAAAGCAGAGGTGGCAATTTTACCTGCGCCTAATGAAATAGCCGTAGTTGGATCGCTGATAATGCTACCAAGAACATCAAAGACTGGTTTAGTACCCTTCTGTCCATCTTTGCTGAAGTAACTGGCTGTGTTATCAAACAGATCGTATGCTTCTTTAGCTTTGATCTTATCTTCGTCACTGGCTTTATTCAGGTATTGAAGCTCCTGTGTTGCAGAAATCAAATTTCCTGTACCGACCATACGCATATGGGTTGCCCAGCGTTTAGTATAGTCCTCTGCAGATTCACCAGCAACAGGTTGACCAGCCTCACCAAACCGCGAAGTGGCATACTGCACAATTTTCTTGATGTTCTCAGGATCACTGTACAACTGTTCAAACGGAATCTCTTTTGCTTTCTTGCTTTGACGCTCAGTTTCCTGACGCATCAATGCTGGACCAGCCGCTTCAAGGACGTTGAAACTTTGAGACTGCTCTGGTTTCGCAGGCACAGGAGACTGCTGTTGCTGCATAGCCATACGTTCAATTTGCTGTGGCGTAGGCTGAGTAGGCTGAGTAGGCTGAGTAGGCTGAGTAGGCTGAGTAGGCTGAGACATCTTAGGCAACTTCTTCAAAGCCTGTGCTATCTCCTCCTTTGACATTCCATCAGGAAATTCAACATTACCAACACCGATGATTTCAATGATCTGAGCCATATTTTATATTATTCAAAGTCTTGTTTGTCAGGATTCCAACGAAGTGTTGGTGTATTAGTTGGAGCGATTGTTGTTTTTGGAGTTGACTTCGATGTAACACCTCGCCCTGCTGCTGGTGTCGCTGCTGCTGGTGTCGCTGCTGCTGGTTTTGTCTTATTAGCAGCTGGCGCAGGCACATCTGGAATCTCTGGTCGAATAGCCTTACCATTGTCATCAAACATAACACCTGTAGACAACAGCGCGTTCTTATGCATTTCGGACTTAGGAGTACCATCTGGTTTAGTGTACTCTTTAATCAGTGAATTAGCAGCAATAGCGTTGCCACGTTTGAACAATTCAGACTCACCCATCTCACGCAACGTCAAAGTAACATTACCATCTCTATCGACCGATTTAATAAGTTTACCCGGTCCTAAGACGTTCTCAATGACTGAAGCACGAGAACGGGTTGCTGCTGTTATCAAATTACTCTGACTGATTTTGTCAGCATCAGTTTTGTCACCCTTACTTGGTGCCGCCAACAATGCTTTGCGCTGCGCTAACAATGTTGCGGCAAGAGAAGCACCAACTGGATCTTTGTTTTTTTGCTTTTCTTGTATTTCATTGACCAGATCGGTTTGAATTTCTGCTTCAGTTTTCTTATTAGTTTTAAACAAAGACTCGGCAGCTACTACACGAGCAGCTTTAACCATGACGTTGTTGATTTTGTCTTTGTCACCAGAATCGGAAATATCAAATGCTTCTTTCTGAATGTTCTTTTTGATAACTTCAAGATCTTGCAACGATGTGAAATCAAACTCAGCCCCAGTAGCAATCTCAGGGCGCTTGAACCCACTGGCAGCACGAAGCTGCTCAATAGAAACACCCATAGCCTTTGCTGTTTGCTCTTCTGCTTTAGAGCCTGCACGAGCAGAAGCGCGGCTACGCAATGTACCGATACCGAACAACCCTTCTGACTTAGCAGTTTCGATTGTCGATGGTTCTCCTTCAGTATCACGTGCTACAACTGGCAACTCTGTCAGCTTTTTCACTTGCTCTAATGCGGTCAACCCTGAAGGATTGTCCTGTTTGATCTTGACAACGTCTTTCACTTTGATGCTACCGGGATTGGTCTTAACCAAATCAGCAACAGCACTCATGTAAGTTTTGTTAGTGGCTGCAGCAAACAGTTCGTCTTGTGTAGCAGTTGGATCGTTCTCTTGCAACAACTTGATGTTCTCAGACAACTCTGTCGACATCTTACGGTTCTCAGCCTGCACCTTGTCGTACTGTTCCTTCAAAGCTTTGACACCATAGGTAGCAGCCACAGCCGCTTGCTTCTCATCTTCCTTGAGAGTCTCTGTGATGTTCTCAGCAGCACCTGCCACAAATGAGCTAAATCGAAATCCCATTACATATTCTCCATCTTGTTCTTACGAGCCATTAAACCAGATAGCATAGGCTCAGACGGTTCTTCAACAACTTCTGCGGGGGTTTCTTTAGCTTTCTGCAAAGCTTTACGAATCACACGAGCAGGAACGATATCATCGTCTGGATCTTTTTCAAACACTTCATATTCAACACCGTGTATCTCAGCCAATGTCACCAGCATTTCGATGATGACAGGAGTGACCAAGATACCAGCATCAATTGTGTGTACATTACTAGCAACACCAGTAAGCATCATAGCGTTAGCAAGGGCAGCAATAGGTACACCAGTCTCTAACACATCCAACATACTGTTGATTGTGCGTGGATTGGTTAATGTACTAATGTAACGCTGAGCTATCTCTTCAACCTTTACAAGTTGAGGAGGAGTATTCCAAGGTGTCGAGCGAGGACTATCGGTGAAGGAAATACCGGGAGGTACTGGTTTAATAAAGTCTATGGTTGTCATCTTAGCCATTTAACATTCCCTTTCGTTCTTGTCGAATGCTATACACCATGTTAGCGATGACATCCATTTCAGTCTTTGGTTTCTCTTCAGATGTGAGAGGTTTTGATGGTGTAAGTAAGCCTTTGTTCTTAGAAGACTTAGTAGGCTTTTCTTCTTTCGACGCGATCATCGCCTCAATCTTTGTCATGTAGCTTTTGATGTGTTCCATACATTACCTTTTAATTCCAAATACAGACTTGATGTCATTAACAGTAATGTTCTTAGCAATTTCAGTGAAGAGACTACCAATGGCTTTACTATTATCACCGTCAGCCTTGATGTTAGCAACATCTTTCTGAATAGAAGCAATAGCCAAGTTAGAGATGCGATCTTTAGCGCTCTCACCAGTCTTCCAAGAATACGACAACAAATCCCTGTAGGTCTGACTCTGTTGAGCGTAGGTAGAAGCAGACAAGTCTGTAGCGTTCTTTGCATTCACAGCATTGGCTGCATTGACTGCAGCAGTATTAGCTGTAGAAACATCAGCCAAGATTTTAGCATTGGCTACGTTAATCTCAGCAGACATGCGTGAATTAAATTCAGCACGATCATTCTTCTCTTGAGCGTTAAACTTGATGAGTTCGTTGGCAGCATCCATGTTAGCCAAGCTTATCTTATTCTTCTCAGAAGCATTGAACTGGTTAGCTGTCAAAGCCAATGTAGCATTAACCTTGGCAATATCGTTAGCGTTGGTGGCATTGGTCAATGAAGCAGCATTAGCTGCAGATGCATCAGACAAGATAGACTGTGCAATTTGCTGACTCTTCAACACAGCCATCTGCTGCTTATTATCCAAGTTCTTCAAATCTGTTGCCAAGAAAGCCTGAGCATTCTGCACAGCAGTTTGCTGACGAGCATTCAAGTTTGCCATGTCCATCGAAGCAATGGTGGCTGCGTTGGCTAGGACCGTTTGTTGTGAAGCATTCAAGTTGGCAATACCAATATCCTTCATCAACTGAGAATTATTCAAAGCAGCTTGTTGTGCTGCAGTAAATGTGGTGTTGAGGTTTTCAGCAATACGAGCAGCATTCAACACAGCAGCCTGTTGTTTATTATCCAACACCTTACCCTGCATAGCGGCTTCAATCTGAGCATTAGCCAAAGCTGTTTGCTGACGGTTAGAAGTGTTGCTAATGTCCACTTGCACTTGCATAGAACTGTTATGCAAAGCAGCCTGTTGCAAGTTGTTCAGGTTGATGTTGGCTTGTTCAGCGTAACGAGCAGCATTAACAACTGCAGCTTGCTGTTGGTTGGACAAGTTCTGTCCCTGCAAGGTAGCTCTGATCTGTGTGTTAGCCAACATAGTCTGTTGCATGTTGCTGAGGTTTTGACTCTGCAAAGCAAACGAGTTGGTGGCGTTGGTAAGACGGGCTTGCTGTTCATTAGACAGATTCTGCAAAGACAAACCCTGCTGTGCAGCAGCGTTAGCCAACGAAACCTGCTGACGGTTGTTCAGGTTCTGCATACCCATCTGCTGGAACACTTGAGCGTCCTGTACAGCAATAGGCAGGGCACTCTCCATAGCGGCTTGGAAGATTGCTGTAGCAGCCATAGAGCTACCACCCAAGCCTCGTGCAGCCATAGCAGCGTTAGCACCACGAATAGCACCAGCAGCCCATGCAGGGGTGGCACCATCGTCAAAGCTCTTCATCAGCTCAGACAACTGACCTTGCACTGTAGACATGGCATCAACGTTGCCCTGTGCAGCTTCTGCCAAGGTGCCAGCATCCACTGTAAATTTATCCAGCTTTGCTGCCACCATCTTAGCGTCAGGAGCAAGACCTGCAGCAGTGATTGCTGTAGCCTGTGCCATGTCACGCTCTGCAATTTGAGCAGGTTTGACAAGCTCGTTAGCCTGCACTTGTCCCTGTGCAGCCTTTACAGCTGCAGGTGATTTAGTCTGTGCAGCCTCTGCTGTAATAGTGGGGACTTCGGTGACAGCTTCAACCATTTCACCAGCCTGTGTCTTACGCTCTTTTGCAACAACAGGTACGACTGCTGACTTGTCGACAGTCTGTGCTGTAGCTATCGCACCTTTAGACACTGTGCCTTGTTCTGCTTCAGCGAGAGAACCTTCAGAGACAGTGCCTGTGGCTGCAGTTTGACCAGCTTGTGCTGTTTTAATAGCACCTTGCGTAGTTTGTGCGGTGGCATTAGTTGATTTAACAGGTGCGGGAGCAGATACACCAGCAGCTTGTGTAACCTGTACAGGTGATGCAGTGACAGCATCACCTGTGACTGGTGTTTTCACAGTCATGCCGGGAGTGATTTTAGTCTCTTCAGCTTTGTAGGTTGTAGCAGTAGGTGCTTTAGGAACAGCACCACCTTCAGCAAACTTCTTAGGCTGCACAACACCGCCCTTAGCCATACGCTCCACAAACTTAGAAGTGATAGCGCTATACTTCTGAGCGTCAGAAGGTGACGAAGCAAGGAAGTCGTCGAAGCCCTGCATAGGACCGTCATATCCCATCTTACGTGCAACGATTTCCTTTTGTTTTGATGTGAAGCTCTTATCCATATTGTTTCCTATTAAGCCACCAAACCGGGCAAGTACACAGTTTTACCATCACGCTTCGTAGCTGTCATTACTTGTTTTTTCAAGTTGGCAGGGTCATATGATACATGCACCCAACCACTGTCAGGTACACCGGGTGTATAAAACTCTAAAATCAATTGAGTGAATTGTAACTCATCACGGATGTATGCTGCCAGTTCTGCATTAGCAACACCGGGTATTTCGATGTCAGCAGCTTGACCTTTGCAATGATCACTGGTCTTGCTACCACCAACTGAAGCATTCACTTCTGGGCTTCGATAGCCGCTGTTAACTTTGACACCTCTATCGTAATGATCACGTACAGGCTGCAACACATTAACAGCCAATGACTGGAGAGCAGAGATAACGTCTTGTGTAGGAGCATTGTCGAGACCTTTGCGTAGAGCAGTTTCGCTTTGTGTCAGTTCGTTGAGAGTGAAGTTGGCTGTCAGTTTCATTTGGTACTTTCAGTAGTGGGCCAAGCATCAATCAAGGCTTTGGCATCAGCGGCGTGTCCGTCAGCTTTTTTCGCCATGTCTGTAAGAGCAGCGCTGCACTCTCCGAATACGGCTGCGAGGGTTGTGGTGTGGTCTCTAACGGAGGGGCAGGTAGCACTACTGACTTCAACGGTGGTGCGACTGTGGTAGTCGCGCACCCAGTCAAGCTCAGAACGAGCACGAGCGGCAGCAGCAGCATTGGCAGCAGCGGTTTGTTGAGCCTTTTTGAGAGCATTGTCTTTCTTCTCCTGCAAGAGTATTGTTTGTTCCATAGCATCAGCAGTGGCCTGTGCAACAGCAGCATTGTGAGCAGCATGGATGTTGTCAATCTCAGCGTTGAGTCGCCAACCATTGACAAGGAAGCCAACAGCAAAAGCTGTAGCAGCTACACCACCTGTGATGTATAAATTCATTCTGACATCTTCCCACGAATGTAGGCAGTAGCAGCCATGAATGCAACAACGATGGTGCCCATAGCAGCACAGAACGTAGTAGCCAATCCCATTACAGCATCAACCTTTGCAAGCTCTACAAATGGAAGCAGCATCAACACTACGGTGATGAACGGAAGAAACAAAGCAAACCACGCCATCACTCGCTGTTGATCAGCAAGCTTGTCCATGTTGTCGATCTGCATCATCCGTTCAGATCTGTTGAGTTCTTCGTCAGTGACAACACCATCGTGGTTGATGTCAAACTGATTGTAATGTGAATCTTTCTCAAGAGTCTTTGTCATGCTCTGTCCCTGAATAGAGTGATGATGATGATGGTGAAATAGATGGAGAAGGCTAAGACAATTGCTAAAGCTCCCCACCACATACCTTCAATAATCTTGACTCGTCTACGCATCTTCCTGCGTATCTCTTCTTCCTGTGCTTCCTTGCGTTGCTTCGCTGCCTTAGCTTGAAACATACGCCAGTCGTTGATGAGGCCGGGTCTGCCGTAATAGGTCATAGCCTGTTCAAGCTCTTCCTTCTTTGCCTTTATCTGCTCAAGAGCAAAGAACTCTTCAGCATCGGTGTTGATGGTGTCACCACTCTTATCAAGCAAACGCTTACGTAATGTAGCTTCGCTATCAAAGAGTTGTGACAAAGCCTTGCCAGCATTCATCAAGTCACCAGTGTTCGATACAGCTTCCTTGATAACAGCAAACGCTGCATTAGCAGCAGCGAGTTCTACAAGCATTATCGAAACATACGCTCACCAACAAAGGTGAGGATGCCGCCGAATAACGAAGCGATGGTCATACCCATCCAGAACCCACCCTTGCTTTGATTAGCCAATGCCAGCAGCTTCTTTATGTCAGCGTCCATACTGTCCACCTTCTTACTGAGGGTGTCAACAGTGCTGATCAGCTTGCCATATTCGACAGGATCTATATGTTCCATTTGTACTACTACCTACACAGACGCTTATGCGTTCCAAGGTGTGCCAGTGGCGGTCACAGGGTTTTTCTGCAAGGCAATGTTCTGAGCCAGAGAAGCCTCTGTTGCGTCCTTGTCCACGCCCGATGCCCAGCACCAGCCCAGCACTTCAGCCTCGGTGACATCAGCGTAAGGGATGGTGGGGGAGCCATCAGCCCATGAGCAGGTGGAGTAGATGGAGGCGCTGTATTCACCGTCAACGGCTGTGCAGGTCCAGTGGGCTGTGGTGATGAAGCCTGTTGCTACATCGTAATTGGTGGCTGTGATTGTCCAAGTTGCGGTCATGATATTTCCTTTCAATTAACCCATGCGGTAAAGCACGAAAGTGTTTGTCGCAGTGCGACGAATGCGGAACTGCGCAGATGTCCCAGTGGCAATTGTCAAACCACCCAGCGATGTTACGCCAGTGTTGATTGCCATTGTGATGGTGCCGGAGGCAGTGTTGATGACGGTGAAGTCATAACCCAAGTTGACCGCAGCCCAAGAAACCAGAGTTTCCAGCGTAGTGCCAAGAGGCATCGTCACGGTGTAGCTTGTGCCAGTCGTGTTGATGATCTGGCCTTGGATGTTGGCGTTGGTCAGAGTCGCTGTGGTGCTGATGGATGCAGGAGCGGGTGCCCAGACGACCACTGCACCAGCTTGGACTTGCACGTTACCTGAAGCGTCGATACGGGCGCGTTCGGTGCCGTTTGTGGCAAACAGCAAAGGGGAATTGCTCGTTACAAAGATTTCCCCGGTGTTTGCGCCAGAACGAATTTCCATGTTGCTTACGTTTGTGCCAGTCCTTTGCAAACGGAGTGTGGCGTTCGTGCTGTCTCTTTCAATTTCCAAACCGCTACCCGAAGCAAAGGCAGGGGCACTCGTCCCAATACCCACGTTGCCGGAGGAGTCGATACGCATGCGTTCGGAGCCGCCTGTGCTAAAAAGAAGCGGAGTAGAACCGCTTGTTACAACAAATTCTGCAGCAGTTTCTCCGGCGCGAATTTCCATGTTGCTTGGGCTTGTGCCAGTCCTTTGCAAACGGAGTGTGGCGTTCGTGCTGTCTCTTTCAATTTCCAAACCGCTACCCGAAGCAAAGGCAGGGGCACTCGTCCCAATACCCAAATTCCCACTTGCATCCAGCGTCATCGCCTGTGTGAAGGTGATGGCAGCATCCGCTGTACCGGAGGGGGCGTTGTACCAGATGTGCTGGCCGTTCAACTGCGTGTATTCGGTTGCAAAACTGGAAGCGATGTATTTGCGTGCAGAGCCGTCAAAGAAGTAGTTGTACCCAAGATATGCTGCTGCATTGGTTGCCCAGAATGATGCGTTGCGGTTTTGAAGGGCCGTACTTGTAGCACCCCAAGCACTCGGAGTAACTCCCAAGCCGAGGTTGCCGGAGGAGTCGATGCGCATGCGTTCTACGCCTGTCGCACTGGTGCTGTCTGATGTCGCAAAGGTCAGGCTAACCAAATTTCCAGCAGAATTCTCAATCACGCTGACAATCTTTGCCTTCGCGCCTGTACCGTTGGTAGAGGCATCGTTGGCGTAGAAGTCAATTTCACCGATGACGTTCCCGGTCGTCAGCGCCGTGTTGGAGTTTTCAAGCGTCAAGACCGCGCCAGTAGAGCCAGAGCCGCTTGGGTTAAGCAATGAGCGTGGCGAACTCGTCCCAATACCGAGGTTGCCGGAGGCGTCAAGGCGCATGCGCTCTGTGTCAGAAACACCAAACGCCAACGGACGTGCTCCGTTAAAGAACTGTGTTGTGCCGTTGTCTTCAATGTAACCTGTACCAATAGAGACTGTTCCGCGAGTGCTACCAACCTCCAGATGTGGGCCGTGAGTAACGACAGTTGGAATGACGCCAATACCCACGTTGCCAGAGGCAGCAATACGCATACGCTCAGTTGGCGTTACCGAGTTTGTACCAGTTCCGAAAATCAGGTTGCCGCTACCATCGTTGTAGATTCGGCTATCAAGGCCACCAGCAGGAACTGTTAGCAACAATTCAGGCGAAGCCGCTGTTACTTGCAAGCGCCCTTGAACAAGAGTCT